ACTGAATAGCAGAAAGTATTACAGGAGAAAACTATGGCAAATCGTAAGCTAAGAAATCTAAAGAAGGCTAAGAAGCAACTTGACGAAGCTTCTGGTCCAGTTGGTAGCGGAAAGTCCGTTGGTGATTCTGGCGCAGCCAAGGGCGGCGGTCCAGAGGCAAACAAGGGATTCAGTAACGGTTCCGCACAGGGGGCTGTCTCTGTTGACGATCATTCATCCGCAGTACCTCCAAAGCACCCACGCGAAATGGGTGTAAACTCCGCAGGAACTCCACAGGCATACGAGCCAAGCAATCCAGAAATGGGTGGCGCTGGTAAGACTCAGCTTGGTGCTTCTGTCAAGGCTGTTGCACGCGAAGCAGGCGCAAAGGCTGGTCGTAGCGAAGTCGGTGATGGTGGATCTAAGCAGGGCTCAAACGATGCAACTGAGATGGCAAATCCTGTCGGTCGTGAAGCTGGTCCAAAGGCTGGTGCTGCCGAAGTTGGCGAATATCATGACATGGATGCATTCAGAGCTAAGGTCCGTGATGCTTTTGGTCTACCTCTTGACGATAAGAAGAACAAGGGTAATGACGGCATCAAGGATGATCTACCAGAAGGCGATCCTAACAAGAACGCTTGATCCTAACTAATATTTTCTGCTTTTGCCAACCTCCGTGTCACACACATGGAGGTTGGTTTTTTTATGCCCTATTGTATTTTTTAGGTAACCCTGTATCATAGATACATGAACAACGTTTACATTGACTTCTCATTGCTGGCGCATCGCACATTGTTCACAATGCGCCACTCAATCAAGCAGTTTGGTTATGACATTCTACGGCATGTTATGATCCGTTCCATTATATCCGAAGCACGCAAATTCAAGGCAGATCGTGTTTATGTATGCTTTGACGTTGGCAAATCTTGGCGTAAGGAGTATTCTTCCTTATACAAGGCTCAACGTAAGGAGTCCCGCGAGAAACAATCAGTGTCTTCTGGTGGTGATGTTGATTGGGAAGAGTTTTACCGTATCATCAATGAGATGTTTGTAGAACTCAAGGAAAACTTTCCATTCTATGTATTCGGTATCCACAAACTAGAGGCTGACGATATTATTGCCTACCTAGTTCGCACTGCTGATCCAGATGACAACAAGATCATGATCACTAGTGACCGTGACTATGTTCAACTTCTACAATATCCTAATACAAAGCTATGGGATCCTGTACAGAAAAAGTATATCAAATCAAATAACCCATTCCATGACCTTCAAGTCAAAATCATGATTGGTGATAAGTCTGATAACATTCCTGCTATCCGTCCTCGTTGTGGTCAGAAGACTGCTGAGAAGATGATTGACTCAGGTGAAATTGACCTTCTTCTACAGGAACGCAAGTCAGATGGTAAGACTCCAACTGAGTTAGTAGAAAACTACTGGCGTAATGAAAAGCTTATTGATCTATCCAAAGCACCCAAGACACTTGTTCGTCTTATTGAAGAAGAGGTTGATAATTACGAACTTGGTAACTCCAAGGGACTTCTCAAGTATTTTGTGAACAAGAAGCTCAATCAGCTTATGGGTGATATTGATAACATCCGCAAGGTACTTGCCCGCCTTACTTGAGATCCTTTTCTGTCATGATACGGAACTTCCAGTTTCGTTGCTTACAGAATTCTTTTGCAGCGTCCCACTTTGCTTGATTGACTGCCCATGTAGATTGTTCAGACTCTACGAGCTTTCTTGACCTTCCCCTCCCGACAGCCTTGGGAGGGATTGTCTGTTTATAGGGTTTGATTTCAATCATTTCATACCATACATCAGTTCCGTTTGTGAGCTTGACTAGAAAGTCAGGATGATAATTCCAGACTCTTCCATTGATTGGATGACGGTATTTTACCTTTGGATCTTCACTCAACCAAGCTAAACATTCTGGTGTATTGTCACACCACATCATGAACTTCTTTTCCCATGATGAACGATAATATGGTGCTTTGACACCCTTATACTTTTCCTTATTACGTACTTCGTACACCCCTTGATGCCATCGGCGTTGAGGGGTTTTGCTTTTACGTCTACCAGTATTTCCAATGTATCTTTTTGGTCTTCGCTTCGGCATATGGTACTTTCTATAAATAGGATTATCCCTGTCTATTTATAGGAATGAAAATTTATGGCTAAAGCACGAAGAGAGATTGAATACGTAGAAGCATCATCCAAGTTGATACCTTGGGCAGCTAGAAACGCATTCCCAAGAGAGTTTCAGCTAAGTCGTGGTCTAGCAGATGTTACCATGAATGAATCTGGAAACATTGAAACGGGTCAGAGTCAGGAAAAGTGGAGAGTAGAAATAGGCGACTGCGTTGATATGGTTTATATTGGTAAGAAGATCATGGCACCTAAACATGATAAGCCAGAAGATCTAGTTATTACAATGAACCCAATTATTGTTGTCGCTGGTTTTGACCCAAAGACTGGATTTGTTCATGGTGTAAATCTCAGACTTATGAAGCACTATAAGGACACTCAAACACTTACAGAAATCTTGTTTCGTCTAAGACAGCATTATTACGAACAACCAGCCAGTCCACAGGATCCTTGGATACCAAAACCTGACGATTTCAAACCAAAGTGGTCTGGAAGTCAATCTTTTCGCTACGATAACTTTACCTCAGCGTATAATATGAGTATGAGACTGCTACCTCAATACTATAGAGTTTACAATCAAGACAAGATATATAAGCCCACTATTATAAATATTGAAGAGGCAGAGATGAAAGTAATGACAGGATCGTTTACCCTCCTAGACGGTTCTCTATAAGGATAAAGCGATATGCCAATCAGAAATTTCTTCTATCGCTATAGCAATGCTGGTAAACCCACCGTCCCGAATGAGATGAGTGACAAGGACAAGCAACATCTTGTCACAGTGAGAAACAGCATCTTCAACGCTCTTGAAGGCGATGAACCAACACAGGAACAGATTAGAGATACTACTGCTCTAACTGATGTTCCTAACATTGGGTCAATGGGTAACTTTACCCAAATGGCTAGTGCTTTTTCCCAATACATTTATACCTCCGAAAGAGACAAGCAGGGCAGACTTGAAGTCTATCGTGAGATGTCTAAGTATCCTGAGATTGCCTTTGCAGTTGACGAGTATGTTGACGAAGCTATCAATGAGAACAAAGATGGTGAATTCGTCAAGCTAATCATCAAGAACGATGGACTCAATGAAAATGAAAACCAAAGAAAAACTCTACTTGCAGAGTTTGATCATATTGTATATGATGTGATGCAAGCCGATAAGCATGTTGATCGCTGGTTCCGCGAGTTCATGATTGATGCTGAAGTTTTCTTTGAGAAGGTGATTGATAACTCTGATGAGAAAAAGGGTATTGTTGCTATCAAGAAGTTGATGACTACAAAGACCCACGCTATTTTTAGCGATCTAGAATCAGATGACATTCTTTTCTTTGCTTACCAAGGTGAGAATGACAATCTACTCAATCTATCAGCAAATCAAGTAGCATATGCTAACAGCGGTCGTTATGATTGGGCACGCGATGAAAGCATGAAGATTGTCTTGTCATTCCTTGAGGAAACAAAGACAACCTATCGCCGCTTGAAGTTACTAGAAGACGCTCTTGTTATCTATCGTATTGTTAGAGCACCAGAACGTAGAGTTTTCAAGATTGACGTTGGTAATCTACCAAAGGGTCGTGCCGACCAGTTCATGGAAGAAACTATCAAGCGTTATCGTCAACGTAAGTTCTTCAACCCAGCTACAGGTGAGGTTGATGCTGGACTTGACATGATGGCAATGACCGAAGACTTCTGGTTCCCTGTATTCCAAGGTGGTAGAAGTTCTGATGTTACTTCACTTCCTGGTGGTCAAGGACTAGGTGAAGTTGGCGACCTTGAATGGTTCCGTGATAAGCTATATCGTGGTTTGAAGATTCCTAAGTCCCGCTACGGTGAAGACAATAGATTCTCTATTGGTAACAACGATGACATTACCCGCGAAGAGATGAAGTTTGTCAAGGAAGTCAAGCGTTATACTCGTAGATTCTCTGAGATTTTCAAGTCAATCTTTATGTCACACTTGAAGCTCAAGGGAATTGCAGAAGAGTATGGTGTAAGTGAACAGGACATTTCTGTTCAACTATTCTCAAATAACCTATTTGATCGTTACATGGAAGCAAAAATTCTTGAGCTACGCTTTGAGAACTTTGGTCACTTCTCTGATCTTATTGACACTGAAAAGCCTATGTTCAGTTCTAAGTGGGTTGCTCAGAAGTATCTTGAAATTACCGAAGAGGAATGGCAAGAGAACCAAGAGCTACTTGTTGCTGAAGAAGGCGAAGGTGGTGATGAAGGTGATGACGAAGGTGGCGGCGATGAAGGTGGAGAAGACCTAGGATTCTAAAGGATAGACTATGAATGATCTGATTATTAGACTTGCTAAGAAAAAGAACTTGGATACGTCACTCCTAGAGAATCTTTGGGAGAAGGCAATTGATAAGCAAATGTCTGAAGCAAAATCCCAAGAGGAACGTGATAAAGGTAACAAGACCTTTTGGAATGCCGTAAAAGAAAAGTTTCTTGAAATGGTAGATGAACTCAATTACACAGAAGCGAGGTTGATTATGGACGCAAGAGATAAGTACCAAGATGTTGCAAGACAGTTCTTGGACGCCATCAACAATGATAATTATGTGAAGGCAAAAGAAGTATTCCCACATGTTATTCAAGCAAAGGCAGATATTCTTATAAATAATGAGCGTAGAACATTTTTGAAGAATTATTCTTCAAAGGTGAATGACTCTCATAAGGAGTAAGAATAATGAAGCTTATCACCGAAGCTAATGCACCTAACTTTGACGCAATCAACAAGTTCTTCTATGAGGAAGTTGAAGTTGGTGGCGTTAAGAAGAGACAGCCAAGAATCACTGGTATTTTCATTCAGTCAAATGTACAGAACCGTAATGGTCGTGTGTACCCAAGAGATCTAATGGAAAAGTGTGTACAGGACTATGTTGCTGATCGCTTTCCAAATCAAAAGACTAGAAAGTACAGAACATATGGTGAACTAGGACATCCAGAGGGTGTTGAAATCAACCTTCACCGTGTTTCACACATTATTGACTCTCTTGAATGGGATGGTGATAATGTTATTGGTTCTGCAAAGATCGTTGACACTGAGTATGGACGCATTGCTGAGTCTCTACTTGCCGCTGACGGTCAGCTTGGTGTTTCCAGTCGTGGTGTTGGTGCTCTTGGTGAAAGCACTGGTATGACTGATCCAAAGATGGTAACTGAGTATGAACTAATCGCAGTTGACATCGTTTCTGACCCATCTGCACCAGATGGTTTCGTTGAAGGTATTCTTGAGAGTGTTGATTTTATTCGCGCTGGTGGCAAGTATACCAGTCAGTCACTTGAAAGAAGTGGAAGAGCATACAGCGGTTTGGAAAAGGCTCTTGAATCACTTCCAAAGGGTGACCGTAATGAGTACCTAAACCTTTGTATCAAAGATTTTCTAAAAACACTTTGATAGACCTTATAAATACTTGACAGAACCTAAATTAGGAGTCCACACTATGAGCGGTAAGAAAGCTATTATGGAAGCACTCAAGAAGGCTCTTGGCGACAGTCTCAACGAAGACGTTGCCAATGACATTAGCACCTATCTTGATGAGCTAGTAACCGACCGTGCAGCAGCTTCCACTGATGAGCTTGCTGAACAGGTCAAGACTCTAAAGAAGGAAAACGCTGTACTCAAGAAGACTGTTCAGACTCAGGAGTCTGAATTCAAGTCAGAGGCAGAAAAGTTCGCATCTGAGCTAAGCGAGGCTTTTGCTCAGAAAGAAAAGATTCTATTTGAAGAGCTAGAGAACTACAAGGCTGAAACTGTTCGTGTTGTTGAAGAAACAGCATCACAGTATCGCGCCATGGTAGAAGAGATGGTTATTGCAGAAGCATCTGAATACCGTACCTCTCTAGAACAAGTTATGGTGGAGTCCGCTAAGGACTTCAGACTTAAGCAAGAGGCTGCTCTTGCTCAGGATGTTAGTGCCTACCAGACGGATTTGCTTGGAAAGCTTGATGAATTCATTGAAGCAGAACTTCCAAACTCACTTCCAGAAGGTCTTATTGAAGCAGCAGCAAAGGCATCTGCCCTTGAAAGCATCGTAGAAGGTGTTGTTGGAGTCTTTGACAACAACTACATCAAGCTAGACGAATCTAGCGTAGAAGCACTCAAGGAAGCTCGTTCCGAACAGGAGCAGCTAGCAGAGTCATATAATGCAAAAGTGAAAGAAGCAGTCGCGTTGACTGCCAAGGTTAGGGAATTGGAGAAAGAAGTCAAGTTCAACAAGTTGACTGAGGGCATGACACAGGATCAAAAGAAGAGAGCTAAGCGTCTTCTAGAATCCGCTTCTGCTAACGACATTGAGCGTAAGTTTGAAGGTGTCAAGGACTTTATCATCAAGGAAAGCGTCACTGGTTCTTCTAAGAAGAAGCCTGTTGCTCGCCGCCCACAGAATGAGTCCAAGAAGCAGCAGCTAACTGAACATGCACAGAAGCAAGTGGAGAAGATTGAAGAAAGTATTCAAGCTCCCAAGGAAGCTTCAACTGGCTTCGGTAATGAAATGGCAAGCTGGCGCAAGTCACTTGACCGTATGAACAGAAGATAATAAACCCTAACATTTCAATATTGAAAGGAATAAGAAATGGCACTACAGGATAATGTAAGAGAAGCCCTAATGAAGAAGTGGCGTCTCATGGTCGAGCACATCCGTGACGACCGCAAGGCAGAACTAACCGCTCAGCTACTTGAGCAGGAGAACCGTTACTTCAACGATGTTCTAAACGAGGCAGACAGCGCAGCAGGAGCAACCGTTTCCGTGCCTGGATCTTGTGGAGACAACGCTTGTGGAACTGGTTCTGGTATTGCACGTTTCCGTGCAATCGCCATGCCTCTTGTTGCAAGAGTCTTCCCTGAGCTTGTAACCAATGAGCTAGTTGGTGTTCAGCCAATGTTCACTCCAGTTGGTCTAGCATACGCAATGCGTTATCGCTACCAGAGCAGCTTCCCAAATGATGCTGGCAGCCTAAGTGGTTTCCCAGGTCAGGAAGCAGGCTACAACTCTGTTGAGTCTCTATACTCTGGTGGATACCCAACCACTGCAACCACTCTACCAACCTCTGCTGACTGGAACGGTGCATTCCCTAACAACTGTGATAACTCACAGATCGTTGGTGATGACAGCCTAGTTACCCCTCGCGGTGGCTACCGTACCCAGGACGCTGAAGGTCTAGGTGAAACTCACTGGTGCGGTGTTGACGAGTCCGAAAGAATTCGTTACATGGGTCTAACCGTTGAGCGTCAGACTGTTGAAGCCAAGACTCGTAAGCTAGCTGCTCGCTGGTCACATGAGGCTCAGCAGGATCTCAAGAACATGCACAACGTTGATATTGCTGGTCAGCTATCTGACCTACTAGCATACGAGGTTGCTGCTGAGATTGACGCAGAAGTCAAGGCAAACATCATCGCTATCTCACAGATCGGTGGCGTACTTGTCTGGAACTACGACAACACTGCAACTGGTGGTGCTGATGGTCGTTGGGAGCAGGAGAAGTTCAGAACTCTCTACACAACCATGCTAAAGGCATCAAATGAGATTGCTGTCTCAACCCGCCGTGGCGCTGGTAACTTCATCATGGCAAGCCCAGGTGTTGTTGCTGCTCTAGAGGCACTTGAGCAGTTCGCTATCTCAAGTGTAGCAACCAACCTCGCAACTGAGGT